GATACAGCAGATGTGTTTTTAAAGCCGCTGATGATGTATAACGGCAACGATAACAGAACAGTGAGAGTGTAATGGCTACACGCGCAAGCTTTCAAGCTTTAGCTGATAAACTGATTAATAAAACTTTTGCTGATTTTCGTGATGAAGTATTGCTACAGCAAGTTGAATCAGACTATGCCACACAATCGAATATTGTGGTAAAATCAGATGTAACAAAAGGCATTCGCATTGAGTACAGTAAAGGCGACATAGGCGACTCAATCCAAGTTGGTGACTATAAAATCAAAATGGTCAAGCAAGGGTTATCTGTGGATGTTAGAGCCGACAATACTGTAATGACTTTTAATGGTGTGCCAGTGTCAATAATCAGGGTGATTGAGGATGCGGCAAACGCAACTTACACGATACAAGCGAGGAATAAATAATGTCATTCGCTAAGTCTTTACAAGTCGGTGATTACATCGCTGATGAAATTAACAAAGAGGCTAGAGCGTTAGGTATTAATTTACTTAACGGCTTAACTCGCGTCACTCCTGTTGATACTGGTCGGGCGCGTGGCAATTGGTTTGTTGGAATTAGAGTTCCAGTTCGCACAATTGATAATAATCGCAAGGCAACAAGCGCGGTTATTGAAGGTGTTAATGCTATTAACTCAGCAAAGGCTATTGAATATCCTGAGATTGTAATTAGTAATAACTTACCTTATATCGAGCGCTTAAATGACGGTTACAGCACGCAAGCGCCAAAAAAATTCGTTGAATCAGAAATTGACAGAGTAGTGAGGGCAACAAATGTCCGATAACATAGCTTTAACGCAATCAGACTTAGTTAACAGGCTGCTAGATAACTTGCCTAGTGGTTACGCTAAGGCAGTAGTTAATACGCCTAATTCGCCATTTACAACGCCTAGTAATACTAAATGGTTGAGAGCTACAGTAATTCCATTTAACACTGAAAGCGATGCCGCCACAGGTTGCTTTAAAATAACTAACGGCTTATTTGTTGTTGATAGTTTTTACCCTAAAGGGAGTTATGACAATGCTCAATTAATGGATCATCAAGCTATAAAAACATTATTCGAGAATCAAACGTTTGGCAATACACAATGTCAAACAGTCTCAACTTTAACGATTGGCGATACCGGGACTTGGTATCAAATACAATCATCAATAGAATTTTATATGGAAGGGCAGTAGCTCTACATTAGAATAAACCACAACTTAAAAAGGTATATAAAATGGCTAGTTTGGAACGTTCTGACTTATCAGTCTACATAGCAGCACAGGCGGCTGATGGTACGGTAAACGTATCACCAGCTTTTAAAATTATTCGCGGTACTTCTGGTATCGTGCAATCAACTCCTACTTACGTAACTTCTAACGAAGTAATTACAGATGGTCAGGCAGCACAACAAGTACAAGATCGTCGTGAATCAACATTGACTCGTGAATTCGATGTTACAAAAGAAACTATTTCTTTATTTAATGAAGTAATTCATGGTACTCAATCTGATAATTCATCTGTTGCATCTACTGCGATTGCTGCTACAGCTACGGGCTTCACAGTACCGACCGCAACAGCAACAAAACTATCTGTTGGTGACTGGTTTGGCATGAGTGGATTTGCTGACGCATCGCTTAATATTCGCTATAAAGTAGCCTCTAAAACAGCGACAACATTAACAACCACCGAAGCACCGGCAACAACTGAAAGCGCAGGCGCATCGGTAGTATTAACAAGTTTAAAAGCTTCATCAGATCAAACTAAAACCTTACGCACTATTCAAAACCGCATTACTGATTTATCAAAAACTGGCAATGTGAATTTTGAAACGTATCTTGATTGCTTTGCTAGTGTCGGTTCATTGACTGTAGATAAATCTGGCATCGTGACGGGTTCAATTGAATTCAAGATCCCGACTCCGCTCGATGGTACTGCTGCTATTGCAGGTCAAACTGATTTAGCCAAAGATGTTTCGCCTGTTGTTAGTGCTGTAAATAATATCAGTGCGTTTTACGAGAATGGCATTAACTCTAAATGTAACATTCAAACTATGTCGATTGAGTTTAACAATAACTACGAAGGTGACGGTGGCGCGGCAGGCTGTATCGATGAAAAGTTTGGTCGCGGTGCAATCACAGTGTCAGGCTCGGTAACTGCCCGTACAGTAAAAGCCAATTCATCAATCTGGCGTGATAAAAACCGCAACGGCACAACCCAAGCATTAGCAATTGAATTCAAATGGGGCGATGAATGGGCAATTATGGAAGTAACTAACGCTTTAATATCAAGCCATGAGTTTACTGACGGTGATATTGTTGTTGCTAACTCAATGGAGTATTCAGCATCGGGTGCAGATGAAACAGGAAAAACATTCCAGATTTTCTCTAGTTTTTAATGTTTAAGCGCATCTAGGGTAATTACCGAAAGCAGTATTTGTCACACTGTTGGTGCGCTATTTTTCTGACTAACTTTGACAGGGTTTAAAATGAAATTATCACAATACGAAGAAGATACAGAGAAACAAGAAAAAGGATCTCCATGCTATCTATATGATGCGAGCTTTGACGTTAAGCGCTCAGGCACACCAATATTTAACAAAGAGATTCAAGCTATTAAATCGCGACTATACGATTTTGCAGCTCGCGATATAGATATGAATTTAATTATGGGTACATGGCTTGCTGAAAGCGGTGTGACAGGTTGGGATGGCGTACTAGATGAAGATGATAACGAATTAGAATACTCTAGAGTAAACGCACATAAGGTTTTTCTCAATCCTGCATTCTACAACAGTCTTAATCTTTTATTATTACAACACGCTGCCGATTATAATAATTACTTGCATGATGAAGTAGAAAAGGATTTAGACGCCATAAAAAAGAAATAAGCTATCGTGAAGAGATTGGATATGGTGCAGATGAAGAGGCGATAAGGCAGCTTTATTTACAAAGCGGTACAATAGAAGAGTTTAATGAGTTAAAGCCTATTTTAACTGAAAAGCAGCGCAATCTGCATAACTCATTTATTCGCGTTAGCAACGAAAGAGAATACAGCCAAGGTTCTCCGCTTGGTATATCGGAGCGAGATATTGATTACTTTATCAACAAATACGGCTGCCATGGTTATGCTGAAGATATATTTACTAGCGCTATATTGTCATTAGATAGCGATTACATACAAAAGAAACACGCTGAGATACGCAAAACACATAAGGGCTAGTAATGGCGACTACAAAGTACATAGACATTAAGCTTCGAACTAAGAGTGCTGAAACTAGCGCGGACAAGCTTGATGGTAAAATGAAAGGGCTAGGAACTACGGTAGATAAAACATCTAATTCTTTCGGTGTACTGTCAAAAGTTGCTGCCGCCGTTGGTACTGCGATCGTAACTGGTCAAATAACTAAGTACGCTGATGCGTACACGTCATTACAGAACCAAGTCAGGCAAACCACTAGCTCAACTGAGGAGCTAACACAGCGCACAAAAGATTTATTAGATATTTCTAATCGTTCACGCGCGGGTATATCAAGTACATCAGAGCTATACACGCAATTAGTGTTATCAACTGAAAACCTTAATTTATCCACAGAGGATCAATTAAGATTAACCGAGACGATAACTAAATCATTTGCTGTTTCTGGTAAGTCTGCTGCTGATGCTGCTGGCTCTATTCGTCAATTAGGTCAGGCTTTCGCGTCTGGTACATTGCGAGGTGATGAATTCAATAGTATTGCTGAGGGTGCGCCTGAGATAATGAGAGCATTGCAGCGATCACTAAATTTAACTCAAGGTGAGTTGCGTGATCTTGCTGCTACTGGCGGGATAACTGCTAAAATATTAGTTGACGCACTAGGTGATGCCGCTGAAGTTATTGATACTAAATTCAATGATTCAACAGCTACGATGGCGCAAAATATCGAGGTCGCTAATAACAACTTAACAGAGTTTATAGGCAGCTCAACAACAGTTCAAAATGTCATGGGCGGCTTAGGTGGAGC